TCTTTGATGATGTAGTAGTCATCAGTGGCACCTGCACCAGTGATGTACACATCCATTAAGATTTGGCTAGTTGTAACATTAGCGATATTGATACCAACGATTGCGTCATCGGAGTTTGCGGTGCGTAGAACGACCTCGCTTGTTCCGACGTTACGTGCAATGTTTCTTTCAAAATCCTGTGCCATTACCTCTCCTTCATCACTGTATTATACAGCAATAATATTATCTAGTCAAGTCAAAGCGCAATCGCCATCGCGACTGCAAAACCGGCAGTAGCCGCACCGATGTCAGTTGCAACCTCCGATGCGGACCTACCCTCGATAGACGTGCCGTTGACACGCAAGAAGTCGTCGTCAGCAACACCGCTGGTAAACACAGCCACGTTGCCATTGCTGATACCTGTGTCGGTGACTGCCGCAGTGCCGAGTCCGATGTCAGAGCGAACCTCCGATGCGGAGCGGCTCTCTAGGCCGTTGGCTGTGAAACGAGCAAACTCGTCGTCCGCCACAGACGAACTGTCGATCTTGACCGCGTTGGTGTTAGAGATGCCAAATGTCAGAGATGCCTGTCCGCCGATATCAGATAACACCTCTGATGCAGAACGTCCCTCAATCGACGTGCCATCAATACGAAGGAAATCGTTGTCGGCAGCACCACTCGTGAACACTGCTACGTTGCCGTTGCTGATGCCTGTCGCAGCAACCGCTGCAGTGCCAAGCCCAAGAGTCGTACGCTGTGCTGCCGCGTCGGCGTCGTCGAGCAGTGCCTTACCTGCCGCTGTCAGATCGTATGTCGCTGCACTACCAGAGCCGGTAAACTGGATGCCCTTGTCAGCAGCAGATGTCAGGCCAGCAAGTGCCTGTAAGTCTGCGTCTAGACGTGCGTTTGCAACGGTGCCGGACAACTGACTGGCATCGATAGTTTTGTTGGTGAGTGTTTGAGAGCCGGACAGCGTAGCTACAGTGCTGTCGATTGCAACAGTCAGGGTGTTACTAGAGCCGGATGTATCGATGCCGGTGCCGCCAGCAATGTCGAGAGTTTCGCTGTCGAGGTCGATGCTAAGTGCGCCGCCGCTGTCACCCTGAAAGTCGAGATCGGACGCAGTCAGTTGCGCGTCTACGTACGCCTTGATGGCTTTAGCCGATGCAAGGGTGGTGTCCGTGCCAGCAACACTCGACAGGTCCGTGTCAAGGACTCCCGACTTGAGGTTGTCTACTTCGAGGTTCGACACTGTGTTGTTGTCAGCATCGAGTGTTTTGTTTGTCAGGGTCTTTGTGGTTGCGGCGAGATACGTGTCGAAGGTGTCGACCGTGGTCTGGCGCATCGTGCCAGCGTCGTTGGTTACGATACCGTCGCTACCTGCTACGGCTGTCGTACCCGCAGACGTACCGCCGTCCATCAAGTTGAGTTCTGCGGCAGTGGCAGTTACATCCGTGCCACCGATGTCGAGGGTTGTCATCGACACTTCGCCAGCGACAGTCAGGACGCCCGATGCGAGGGTCATCAGGTCTGTGTCGTCAGTGTGCCCGATAGTTGTGCCGTTGATGTTGACGTTGTCGATGACAGCCTGTGTGATTGCGCTGTTCGTGCCGAGCGTTGCACCGTCGATAGAACCGCCATCGATGTTGGCTGTGTCCGCAGCCAAGCTGTCGATGTTGGCAGTGCCGTTTATGTGCAGGTCTTTGAACTGCTTGCTCGACGAACCGAGATCGATGTCGTTGTCGGTTGTTGGCTCAATTACGCCGTCCTTGACGACAAACTGTTCTGTGGACGTACCCGATACGTCAATACTAACTTCGATCTGATTGTTGGGGTTGTCAACAACAACCTTGTTCTTCGGTGTAGTTTCGCCCGGATCACCGATAAGCCCGATGACCGGACCCTCTGCTGCCGTGCCGTCGTGCTTGTGGCCGGTCGAGTTGTTGAACGCAGCAAGAACCTGATCGAATTCGTTGTTACTGTGTGCGGCGGTGATAGTATCGCCGTCAGAGTAAGACGACTGTCTAGTGTAACCTGCCATGTGTTATCTCCTCCCTCCCGGAGTAAATTCTAATTGGTAGCCCTTGACTGATATGGGGGCTGCGCCTTGTGTGTCGTCCAAGCGTACAGCTACTGTAAATCCGCCACCCTCAACACTCTGTCGTACGAGCGGTGTGCCCGATGATCCGTACACTGCAGTGCCGTATGTTGATGCGGCCAAACCGTAGAGTGCGATTGCTGATCCAGTGGTTAGATCGTATTCTGCTGGCTGGGGCACATCCGCTGAACTAAAGTCGTAACGAATACGAAATTTGGAATTGACTGCGCCGTCATTGTCATAGTTCCAGATGATGCGCTGCATCAGTTTGCGAATACCAGCATCACCCATCGTGTAGTCGGGGGAGCGGTAAATGGCGCTTATGTTTGTGCCGTCAAAAGTGTTACCCGATTCTTGTTTATGAATGTAACCGTCGTATCCACCGTGCAGGATTGTCTCGACTCCGCTGATAAATCCAGAAGCAGCGCAAGCAGGTTTAACGCCTTTGATGTCTGCATACTCCCAGCCTATGCCACCCTCAACGCCCGACTTGATAACTCCTATGATACCAAGAGCCGCCGATGCTGCCTGTGTGTCTGTGGGAAAAAACAAACGATACTGCGTCTTTCCTCGTATAACCAGAGAGGACATTCTTTCCGTAGACACGTTGTCAAGACGGGGCTGTATCTGCTTCGACACAGTGCCAAGTTCAACGTCGCCAATCTTCTCTGTACCGGCAACCGTACGCAAACCGTCAGGTGCAAGAAAGACAATATCACCCGATATCTCTTGGATGCTGAAGCCGTCTACACAACCAATCTTTCGTGTGACTGGTACAACTGCAAAGTCGGACAGGCTCGAACCTGTAATCTTGAAGATCGAGTCTTCGCAGAAAACAAAGAGGCTTTCACGGAAGACCTTGATGCCCTTGATGATGCCGTCAACCTTGATTGACCCTGCGCCGCTACCGCCCGTGAAATCATCCTCGTCAAACGGTACACTGAAGATAAGTTCCTGTGGACTTGCAGACATGCCTGCGTAGAACACGTGGCTTCGGAATACTTCCACAAACGCGGGGTCTGCTGGTCTGCCACTGGCACTTACGTCAGTGATACTGCTGTTGTCAAAAACGGATGCAAGGTTTGCACCGTCGACAAACACAACCTTGTCTGTGCCGTTGAAGTTGAAGTTGACGAAATTGTATCTTCCGGCACTTGTACGGCCTGAATCTATCTCTGTCCACGACCCGGTTGCGCCACCCTTGAATACCTTTTCACCACGTGCAGCAAGAACCTGATCTTTGTAGATGTGTACACCAAGAATCTTTTCGGTAGATGCGCTAGTCTGGGGTACAATGTTCGAGTTGAACTTGGCGAAACCGTTGATCCGACGATATCCGCCGTTAATGTCCGGCTCAAAGTTTTGCAACTGGGTTGCCGCTCCCGGTGGGAGGGTGAAGGCATCCTTGTCGAGCATCAAGCCGCCGCCTAGCTTCACAACAAACGGACTAAGTAGTGAAGTATCTGGCATCAGACAGCCCTCATGTAATCCTTACGGTTGATCAGTTCGACACGCAAGCGAAGCAGTCCCTCTTTGTAGTCTCGTTCAGCAAGCTGCGCAAACTGGACATCAGAGCGAAGCATGTGGGTGTAGTAACGAGCGCGGTTGACGATGACATCGTGAAAGCGTTCAGGTATGACAGATACGTCAGTATTGTTGACCAAATCTGACGTGGTCTGATAGTAATAGTATCGTATGGTGTACGTAGACTTGTCAGGCACCGGAGACAGACCAATCTTTTGATCCGGTGTCTTGTAAACAAACTCCGGTAAGGCCCGCGAACCCGTGTCTGGATTCGTGTCTGCCTCGTTGCGACGGTCAAGATACTCGTTGAACGACAGGTACTTCAGTTGTTTTTCCGCCGTGGATGCGGACTCTTGTACAGTAAAACTATCATAGTCGACAGTCTTTGCATTTGACTCTCGGGAATACTCTGCTGTTCCCGCAGTAGTCGTAAAAGACTGATTAACAACAGTAAACGGCCACTCAACTTCGGAGTTGATAATGTCTCGCTGTGACTTGTTGATAAAGTCTTTGACTGACGTTTGGATACCGCGTGTCGAAGAAACTGTGGTAATCTCCACCTCATTGATCTCTCGTAGCACAGCGTTGATAAGTTCTAGGAATGTCATCTATCGTACCTTGCGATATGCGCGGGTCTTCTTTGCTATCTTCTTCGGTTGCCTAGCAACCTGCTTGCCCTTCTTCGTAGCCTTGCGCTTTGCGCGAGTCGTAGCAGCGTACTCCTTCGCGGAGAGCGCCTTAATAGCTTTTTCCGGTAGATATCTTTCCCCGGTAGCTTTCGGACCTTGTGTGGACGGCTTGCCACTTTTAGTGCGCCACTTCTGCTTAGTCCACGCTGTCAAAGAGCGTTGGCTCTTCTTCTTCGGCATCCTTCATCTCCATCGTGAGAGTAGCGAGTGCAGCCAGCTTATCCTGCGCGTCACCCCATTTCGTAAGCGCCGCGTCCATCTCCTCCAACAAACCCGGATGTTCACCGATACCCACCGGTTTATCCAGATACACTTGGAATACAAACTCTGCATCTGCCATCTCCGCTTGATATTTGTGTTGTAGCGCCTGTATAGCCAGCTTGTGCATGTCAACCCCCAAATACACCTAGTATATCATAAAAGTGTGTATTTTGCAAGTAAATTATAGTTTGCCCTGATGGTGAGCCAGTAAGAGAATAAAGCCTACAAGGGTTGCTAGAAGTGCGGACGAGATCATTATAATGAGAGTCCAGTCTATCATCTTCTGACGGCGCTTGGCTGCAGCTACCTCTGCCTCTCGTCGTGCAGTCCGTGCCTTTGCCTGAAAGCGTTGCCAGTCACCCCATAAGCCGGGACGCCCAGCGTAAATCATAATCTGTTTGAGTTGTTCTTCTTGCTCTCGTATCTGTTCGAGAGCCATGAATTCTTCGAGGTCTGATCCGTTGCCCTTCTTGCTTGCCTTACGTTGCAGGTCTTCCTTTGCACCCACAAAGTTAGCAATAGCACTACCCGCAGCGGCAATGTCCTTGCCGTTCTGTACCGCTGTCTTGATCACAGCGAAGGCAGCATTTGCAGCAGCAAGCTCGGCTAACATCAGTAAACTCGTACACTCTCATCAACTAATTTAGGCAGGCAGTATGCCACTTCCCTCTCTTT